AAAGCAGATCTAAATAACAACGGTGTTATAGAGAAAGCAGAGTGGAACAAGATTGCTCTGGAAGACAGACGACTTGAGATGATTGATAGAGATCTCAAACGAAATGCGGAAAGACGGTTTACTGGTTTTGCACTAGCTGGAATGTTGATTTACCCGTTTATCATATTGCTTGCTTCGGTGCTTGGATTTGACAAAGCAGCAAGTTTAATAACAGATATAGCAAGTGTGTACGTCATAGCTGCCTCTGGGGTGGTTGCAGCTTTTATGGGTTTTAATGCTTATAGCGCAAAAGCTGAGAGCAAGAAGACCAGTATACAGATGGAGGAAAACTAATGTTACAGTCTATAATTGGACCTATCGCAGGTCTGGCAGGTAGTTGGCTTGATGCAAAGTCACAGGCACAAGCTGCAAGTGCAAAGTTAAAACTCACAGAAGCAGAAGCAAAAGCTAAGATCATGCTTAGTAAAGAGACTTCAGTTGCTGACTGGGAACGCATAATGGCACAGGGTTCTCAATCGAGTTGGAAAGACGAATGGTTCGTCATTGTTTTGTCTATCCCGCTTGTTTTGGCGTTTATTCCGGGTGCAGAGGGTTGGGTTGATCGTGGGTTTGAACAGCTTTCAAAAGCACCAGACTGGTATTTTTACAGCTTGGGCATAGCAATCTCTGCATCGTTTGGTGTCAGAGGAATACAAAAGTTTTTTAAGAGGTAATCATGGGTGATTTAAAGATACCAGTAGCTCTGGTTTTTGCCATGGCGGTGCAATTAGTCGGTTTGGTGTGGTATATCAGCAACATCGTTCACGACATAGAACACCTTCAGGGTCAAGTATCAGCACAACAAGACATCATAGATCTTCTAAATGCTGATGTGAATGATTTGTGGGCGTTCTGTACCTTCACTGAAAATAAATGGGCAGAAGCTTATATAGATGATATGGTGTATGAACGTGTTTGTGGATCAAAAGAGGTTGTAAATGAGTGAAGCACTAAAAAATCTACAAGAAAAGATTGGAGCCACACCTGATGGTGCGTTTGGCCCCAACACTGCAAAGAAGATTTGTCACCACTATGCTCTGAATCCAGAGCGCGGAGCACACTTTCTTGGTCAGTTGGTACATGAAAGCGGTACGTTTAAATACACTGAAGAAAACCTGAACTACTCTACGGAAGCTATTCTCAAAGTGTTTGGTAAATATTTTCCAACAGAAGGTGAGGCTGAGAGTTGTAAACGTAACCCCCAAGCACTGGCGGATAAAGTATACGGCGGTAGAATGGGTAACGACGGACAAGGGTATTTGTGGCGAGGGCGTGGCTTTCTCCAGTGCACAGGCAAAAACAACTACTCTCAGTTCGCAGCGGACATGGATTTACCAGAGGTCATGAAAGACCCAGATCTCATGGCGTCTAAGTATCCGATGGAAAGTGCCATTTGGTTTTTTCACAGAAACAAACTGTGGGAAATATGTGACGAAGGTGTTAACGATGAGGTTATTAAAACGATTACGAAAAGAGTAAACGGTGGGTATAACGGGTTGAAACATCGTCAAAAAGAAACCCATAAAATTTATGAGTGGCTAAATTAAAGGAGAATACCATGGCTAGAGCAAAAAGAGATATACCTAAGATAACTTTAAAGACTCCAAAACTTCCAAAAGAACCAGTTCCTTCAAATATGAATCCAACTATGAATGAGGTTGATGATGAGAATCGTTTTATATCAAGAACTGGAAAAGGGGGACCATATCGTGTAGGCATTACTGTTGGTACAGAGGGTTCCTCAGAGGATCAGACTAGAATAAATTTGAGTGAGCGTGAAGGTGATCGCATTCAACGTTCTGAATATAAAATGCCAAGCGAGAAAAAGCAGATAAAGCCAAAACCACGACCAGATGTAGGTGCTATTGAGCGCGGAAATCGTGCAGCTAAACGAACAGCCCAAGATTTAGCCACGCAAAATTTTGAAAAAGGTGGTCGTATTGCTGACGTTAGGGACGATCCTAGTCGAGGAAAAACATATTAATGGATATTGTTGACATATGTAAATATATGTATAAAAAATTAGAAGAGCGTGAAAAAGATTTGAGTTCCGCTCTTTCTCATGGTTCAGTTCAGAACTGGGAGCAATACAAAATGACAGTGGGAGAGATACGGGGTCTCTCTTTCGCTCGAGAAGAAATCAAGACCCTGTTGGAGAAAAATGCAGACGATGTCGAAGACTTTATATCTTCCTGACCACGTTGCAAAACAAGTAAACAAAGAAAGACAAGACGCTAATGCGGACAGTCCCTCTGTTGAAAATGCATTCGTGGAATCTGGCAAACGTGAACTAGATCCTTCTCTTTTAGATAAATCATTACTTGAACGGCTTCCTCAACCCACTGGTTGGAGACTTTTAGTTATGCCGTATCAGGGTTCATCTAAAACAGCGGGTGGTTTGTTTGTACCAGACGAAGTACGTGAACGTGAGGCAGTAGCAACTGTCGTTGCCTACGTTCTTAAATTAGGACCGTTAGCTTACAAAGACCCAGATAAGTTTGGACCAGAGGGACAACCTTGGTGTGAACAAGGCCAGTGGGTGTGCATTGGTCGTTATTCAGGTTCTCGTTTCAAGATTGATGGCGGAGAAGTCCGCATCATAAATGACGACGAGGTAATTGCTACAATTTTGGAGCCAACAGATGTCAAACACGTATGAAGAAGAAAAACCAGAAGTAGAAGTAGAGGAAGAAGGACAGGAAGTTTTTATCGAAACAGATCCTGAACCAGAGGCTAAAACTGCAACTGAAGAGACTGTAGAAAAAACAGTCGAAGAAGAAAAACCTAAAGAACAAACGCAAGAAGAAGAGTTAGAAACTTATTCTAAGGGTGTTCAAAAACGCATCAAACAACTGAATGATCGTTACAGAAACGAGCAACTTCAACGGGAAGAAGCCGTTCGTATGGCTGAACAGTTGATGCAAGAAAACCAAAAACTAAAAACTCGTGTTGAAAGTTTAGACTCAGGGTATTTGAATGAACAAGGTGCAAGAGTAGAAAGCCAACTAGAGGCTGCACGACGTGTGTTCAAAGAAGCATACGAGTCAGGAGACGCTGATGCAATTACCGCTGCGCAAGAAGCTCTCGCCAGGGCAACAGCAGAATCTGATCGATACGAGCTTGCTAAGAAAAAAGCTGATGAACGTGTTGCAGTACAGCAACAACCTCAACAGCAACAGGTTGCACCGCAACAACAAGCGGCTCCACAACAACAAGCAAAGCCTGATCCAAAAGCTAAAGACTGGGCTGAAAAGAATGAGTGGTTTGGTCAAGACGAAGTCATGACTTACGCCACGTTTGGTATTCACCGAAAGCTTATCGAAGAAGAAGGGTTTGACCCGAACAGCGATGAGTATTATAGTGAAATTGATCGTCGCTTGCGTTCGGAGTTTCCGAACAAGTTTCAAGCAGCGAAAAAATCGGGATCGAATCAGGTCGCTTCTGCTGGTTCATCTGCATCTCGCAATCCAAAACAGGGGCGTAAGAATAGCGTGAAACTATCACCATCGCAGATCGCTATTGCAAAAAAGCTAAACGTTCCTCTTGAGGAATATGCCAAGTATGTAAAGGATTAAGTAATGACTGATAGAAAACCACGCGCTCAAACCACCCGAGATAGTGAATCTCGTAGAAAACCATGGGCACCGCCCAGTCACCTTGAAGCACCAAATCCTCCCGAGGGATATGTGCATCGTTGGATAAGAGTTGCTATGCGTGGGGAGGAGGACAAAATGAACGTCCATGCCAAGCTACGTGAAGGATGGGAACCCGTCCGTGCAGATGAATATCCAGACTATGAAGCTCCTGTCATCGACGATGGCAAATATCAGGGAGTGATTGGACAAGGTGGATTGATGCTGTGCCGCATACCTGAAGAGACAGCGCATGAAAGAAACGAGTATTACGGGGGCCGAACCCGAGAACAAATGACTGCTGTGGATCAGGACTTGATGAAGGAACAACATCCTTCAATGCCGATTTCTAATAGTCGGCAAAGTCGTGTAACCTTCGGAGGCCGCGAACGCGACTCCGATTAACATAAAGGATTGCTACTATGGCAAACGCAAACGGTGCATTCGGACTTCGTCCGATTGGAGTAGTCGGTCAGGCTGCTAACACCACTGGTGCGACCGAGTATCGTATAGCAGCCGGAAACACAAACACGCTCTTTCAAGGTTCCCCTGTAATCCCGCTATCAACTGGTTTTATTGATAAAGTTGGCGCGGCTGCGGGTGGCACTGTAGGTCTTGTAGGTGTTTTCTGGGGTTGTGAGTACGTTTCGTCCACTACTGGTGAAACAATATTTTCTAACAACTGGCCTGGTTCTGGCGCGGATACTAACCATCCCGTCAAAGCTTTCGTGTATGACAACCCATTGCAATCATTTGTCATCTGTTCAGATGCTTCATTAACAAGCGAAGCAACTGCTAGAGGACATGTGTTCGCAAACGCAAATTTTGCAGACGGTGCTGCCGGATCTTCTACGACTGGTATCTCTTCCGCAAAGTTGGGTGTTAGCACAATTAACACCACTGCAAACTTAAATTTGAGAATCATGGGTATCCAAGATGACCCTGAAAACTCAGATTTTACCGCAGCGGGTATCCCTGTAATTGTTCGTTTAAACAACTCCTTCAATTCCGCCAATGGCGCGATTGCAGGCGGTACTGTTTCAACGACTGGCGTATAAGGAGACTGACTTATGGCTATATCTCGCGCACAACTAGCGAAAGAGTTGGAACCAGGTCTCAACGCCTTGTTTGGTATGGAGTACGAAAGGTACGAAAACCAACATGCAGAGATCTACACTACTGAATCTTCAGATCGAGCGTTTGAAGAAGAAGTGATGTTATCCGGCTTCGGAGCGGCACCGACTAAATCAGAAGGTGGCGCAGTAAACTTTGACGACGCTAACGAAGCATACACTGCTCGTTACAACCACGAAACAGTAGCGTTGGCATTCTCAATCACTGAGGAAGCTATCGAAGACAATCTCTATGATCGTCTTGGTTCACGTTATACTCGTGCGTTGGCTCGTTCAATGGCACACTCAAAGCAGGTTAAAGCTGCATCTGTATTGAACACAGCGTTCACAGGTGGTGCTACTGCGGGTGGTGATGGTGTTGCACTTTGTGCGACTGACCATCCTCTAACTTCTGGAGGTACATTTGCCAACGAACCTGCAACTGCTGCTGATTTAAACGAAACATCTCTTGAAGATGCTTTGATTAATATCGCAGGATTTGTTGACGAGCGTGGTTTAAAAGTTGCTTTACGTGGCATGAAGTTACTTATCCCAAGACAACTGCAATTCGTTGCAGAGCGTCTGATGGTATCTAACCTTCGTGTTGGTACAGCGGACAATGATACAAACGCACTAAGATCAATGGGTATGTTGCCTAACGGTTATGCCGTTAACGACTTCCTAACAGATCCTGATGCGTTCTTTATCATGACTGATGCTCCTCGTGGAATGATCCACTTTGAGCGTACTCCGCTATCCACAAACATGGAAGCAGACTTCGACACAGGAAACATGAGGTTTAAAGCTCGTGAACGTTACAGCTTTGGGTTCTCAGACCCACGTTGTATCTTTGGTTCACCTGGAGCCTAAACTGTGATATAGGGAGGTATTACCTCCATTTTGATTGGGGCAGCTTCGGTTGCCCCTTTCTTTTTGTTTAAAGATAAGTTACTCTGTTTGTATCCCTGACAGTCACATGGTGTGGCTGACTAACCCTAGACAGGAGATCAACATGGGTACGACAACTTTTTCTGGTCCTATTAAAGCAGGAACCATCAAAGAAACCACGGGTACAACTCTTGGTTCAAACATCAAAAACACTGGTCAAGTAGTAATGTCTCAGACATTTGCAGCAGATTTATCTGGTGGTGCATTAGCTGCGTCTGTGACAGACGTTGTTATCCCTGCAAACTCTCAGATTATTGACTGTGTAATTGACGTTATTACAGCAGCAAGTGGAGCTACTAACCTAAGTGTTGGAGACACGGTTGGTGGTGCAGCAACTCTTGTAAATACATTTGCTATCGGAACTACGGCGGGACGTAAATATCCTACTACTCAAGCAGGCGGTACGTTGGCGTGGGAGGACACAGGAACAGCAGACATTCGTTTGACTGTAACTAACTCTGCTGCAACAAATGCGGGTGAAGTTCGCGTTACTATTTTGTATGCTCAGAACAACAACCTTGGCTAATAGGAGATGTTAGATGGCTGCTTCTATTTTTGCAAAGACAGCTACGGCGACTGGAACACTACAGGGCGGTAGAACTAGACTAAAATCATTTTATGTAAAAACT